GGGAGACTTTTAAAGGGGGGATGTTAGACCAGGACCTCTCTTGATGTAACTGGTCTAACTGACACCGAAAAGGCTATTGCATCTTTTCGTGTCTAATGGTATTCTGTTTCAAATCTATTGAAAGGGGGTGATTGAATGCTTAAGATTATCGGGAATATCGCCGCAGGCGTTGGCGTGGCTCTCGTTTCTTTGACGGGTGTTCCCGTCTGGGTTATGTACGCCGGTCTCGGCTGTAAGGCTGTTGCTGACCTTCTGCGTGCTATCAGCGACCATCAGGCCGCTTCGGCCAAGTAGTCCCTGGGGGCGGATTTTCCGCCCCCTTCTCTTTCTCTAGGGTGTAATATGCACCGTCACAAGATGAACAATCAGCGCAGCAAATCTCTTTTCAGTGGGGCTTCCGATGTTCACCCCAAGAATACCCAAAAGCTTCCGGTCATGCGTGGCGGCATCAGGCTATAGCCCATGCCATGCTATAAGCCACTCACCGCTTGGCGGTCACGGAAGCTCAACGAGAAGGGCAAAAGGGGAATTACCTTTGACCTCTCGAAAGGACTTTCAGACCACCCGCTCTCTATCGCTTGCGGCTCTTGCACGGGATGCCGCTTAGAGCGCTCTAGGCAATGGGCCCTCCGGTGTGTCCATGAGGCAAGTCTTTATGAGGATAATTGCTTCGTTACTCTCACTTATGAGGATCAATATTTAAAGAACGATCGTTCTCTTTCTATTCGGGATACCCAACTCTTCTTAAAGCGTCTCCGCAAGGAGTTCTCTTCCCGAAAAGTCCGTTTCTTTCTTTGTGGTGAATATGGTGAAGGCACCAAACGTCCTCACTACCATGCCTGTCTTTTTAACCTTGCTTTTCCTGACCGTGTTCTGTGGTCTGTTCGTAATGGGAATCGCTTGTATACTTCCGAAACCCTAAATCGTCTATGGGGGTTTGGATATTGTGTTATAGGCGATGTTACCTTTGAATCTGCTGCCTATGTAGCGCGCTATATTATGAAAAAAGTAACAGGTGTCGAGGCTGACGATTACTATAAAGAACGTCAAGCCGAATTCGTCACAATGTCTCGGCGCCCTGGTATAGCTCGCTCTTGGTATGAATCCTTCAAGGGCGACTTATTCCCGAGTGACTTTCTTGTCTTAAAAGGAAAGAAAGTTCCTATCCCTAAATATTACAACAGGCTCTTTGAGTCTGATTCTCCGGAGGAGTATGCACATATAAAAAACGCGCGTGTGCCTGATCAATCTTCTTGGAACGAACGTTCCTTGCTTCGACTTCGCGACAAAGAAGTCGTTAACCAACATAGAATTTCTTTCCTCAAAAGGGGGCTTCACGATGATTGTTAAAGTCTTTTCAATCTATGATTCCGCTACCAAGGCTTTCATGGCTCCGTTTACGGCCATCAATGAAGGCCAAGCCAAAAGGATGTTCTCCGATGCCTGTCAGAGCCGCGAAGCCTTGTTCGCTCAACATCCTCTTGATTTTACTTTGCATCTTGTCGGCTCCTTTGACGACTCTTCTGCTGCTCTTGTGGCTCTTAATGCGCCTATTCGTTTGGTTGGAGCTTGGGAATTTACTCCTGATGCCCAGCCGGCCTTGCCTGTCGTTACCCCCACTCCGGAGGCTAACTAATGTTCTCCCGACAGAATCAGCACAGCTTCGCGACTGTGCCCGCAATCGAAACCCAGCGGTCGAGCTTCGACCGCTCCCACGGCGTCAAGACTACAATTGACGCCGGGTATCTTTATCCCATTTATGTCGATGAAGCACTTCCGGGGGATACCTTTAACGTCCAAATGGCGGCTTTTGCCCGCCTTGCTACCCCCATCAAGGCCCTTATGGACAATATGTATATGGACGTGCATTTTTTTGCCGTCCCTTATCGTCTTGTCTGGTCAAATTTCAAGAAAATGATGGGTGAACAAATCAACCCTGGGGATTCCATTGACTATCTTGTCCCCATCAACACTCCTGCCACTTATGTGAGTGGTTCTCTCGAGGACTATCTCGGGCTCCCAACGCATACAGCAAACAACATCACCCACTCTGTTTTATGGCATCGTGCCTATTACCTTATTTGGAATGAGTGGTATCGCGACCAGAACCTGCAATCCTCTTTGAATGTCCCTACCGGTGACGGTCCTGACACTACCGGCGCATCTGGTTATGTTCTTCAGAAGCGCGGCAAGCGTCACGATTATTTCACTTCTTGCCTTCCTTGGCCGCAGAAGGGCAACTCTGTTACCCTGCCTATTGGCTCCTCTGCTCCTGTTTCTTATGTGCCGTCAAATACCAACCCTGCATTGATTCGTGCTGCCTCTTCCGGGCACGCATTGCATGGCGCTGGAACGGTTACTGTTCTTGCCGGTGGTGTCTTCTCCAGTTCCGCAAGCAGTTCCGCCATCCTCGACCCGAACGGCTCTTTGTTCGCTGATCTTTCCAGCGCCACCGCATCAACCATCAATCAGATTCGCCAAGCGTTTCAGCTCCAGCGCATGCTTGAACGGGATGCTCGCGGTGGAACGCGCTACACCGAGCTTGTCCATTCTCATTTCGGTGTAACTTCACCTGATGCGCGTTTGCAGAGGCCCGAGTATTTGGGCGGCGGAACTATCCCTGTTCATATCCATCCAATACCACAGGTTTCCGGCACAGCTTCCGGTAGCACTCCTCAGGGTAATGTGTCCGGATTCGGCGTTGCAAGCGGTGAAGTTAATGGCTTCACCAAGTCTTTCACTGAACATTGCCTCCTCTTGGGCCTTGTCAGCGTTCGCGCTGACCTGAACTATCAGCAGGGAATGCCTCGCATGTTTTCACGGCGTTCCCGTTATGAATTCTATTGGCCTTCTCTCGCTCATCTTGGTGAACAAGCTGTCCTTAACAAAGAAATCTACGCTCAAGGCTCGGCGGCTGATGATCAAGTCTTCGGCTATCAGGAGCGATATGCTGAATATCGCTATAAGCCTTCCCAGATCACCGGCAAATTCCGGTCCAATGCTTCCGGAACTTTGGACTTGTGGCATCTTGCTCAGAACTTCGGTTCTTTACCTGGATTGAACGCCACCTTCATCCAGGAGACCCCGCCACTCGCTCGTTGCATTGCTGTCCCTTCCGAGCCTCATTTCCTGGTTGATGGTTGGATCAAGCAGACTTGCGCGCGTCCCATGCCTGTTTATGGTGTGCCCGGCCTACTGGATCACTTCTAGGGGTGATCTATGAATTTCAACTGGGAAGAGCATGTCATCCCAATGGCTGGTTCTATATTGTTTGGGGATTCCAATATTGGCGGGATGCTTTTAAATCGTGAAGACAACAAACAAGCTCAAGAAAGGAACTTTCAATTCCAGAATGAACAGGCTGAAAAACAAATGGCCTTTCAGGAACGTATGTCTAATACCGCATATCAACGCGGCGTTGCTGATATGAAAGCCGCTGGAATTAACCCCATCCTGGCTGCTGGCCAGGGTGGGGCTTCTACACCTTCGGGCGCTTCTGGGTCCGGTTCTTCTTATACCAACCCTATGCCTCAGGGTGGCACCAACGCTTTCAAAGTTTTTGAAATGATTCAAAGTATCAAAAACTTTCAGCAGGATATGAAACAGAAAAAAGCGGATACCGCTCAAACAAACGCACAAACTCAACTGCTCAATACTCAAAAGACAGTTCAAAACGCTATTGCTCGAAAGGAGACTGCTAACGCCAAAATGATCGAAGCTCAAACCCCTTACGATATCGAGCTAGTTGAAGCTAAAAAGAAGTCCACCCCCTATAAGCTCCTGGATTTGCTGAAGGGACTTCTTACCGGTATCTTTTCTTCTAACGCTTCCTTGAGGTAATCCATGGAAAAAACTGACCCTCGTCTCGATACTGTCTTACATACTGGCCCCGGCCTTACTAAGCAGAGTTTCGCACAAGAGTGCGATATTAACTTTATTATGAGGAATGTCCAAAAAACTGGAATCCTCCCTCCTAGCAACAATGAAGCCCTCTATGCCGATGTTTCGGACATTGGAGACTTTCAAACTGCTATGGATAAAATCACTTTAGGTAATCGACTCTTCTCTTCTCTGCCTTCCAAAATCCGCGATCGCTTTAACAATAACCCTGGCGAATATCTCGCCTTCCTATCTAACCCCGAAAACTCGGCTGAGGGTGTTGCCCTCGGGCTACTAGCCCCGCCGCCTCCGCCAGCGCCCCCGCAAGGGGGCGATGGCGGAGCGGCCCTAACAACTGATAAAAAGTAATATACTTTACTTTTCTATCTTCTTTATCCTCCCCCCTTGGGTAACCAAGGGGGGAGACTTTTAAAGGGGGGATGTTAGACCAGGACCTCTCTTGATGTAACTGGTCTAACTGACACCGAAAAGGCTATTGCATCTTTTCGTGTCTAATGG